GAAAAACTTTGATTCAAGTCAGGATTTTGTAAAGCCGTTAATCTACCTTGCTTATAAACATAAGCATAGCAATTTGGACCTGCAACTCTCAACCCTCCTGATACAATAGACATTGTTAAAGTAGCTGATGATTTATGTGTTTTCTGTATAGATGGAATGCCACTTCCATCAACATAAACTGTGTATTCACAATATTCATCAGAGCCTTCTCCTCTTAAAATAACTTTGTAAGTTTGTGCCCAATAATAAGCAAGCCCAAAATTAGTAGCATATTCGATAGGTTTATTTCCACTTGCTATATCTAATTGATTCCAATATTTAATATTCCTTCCTGAAGGTCTATAATCCATCCACCCTGTAATAGGGTCATAAGGTGCTAGTATTTCATTAAGACTACCATCATAAGCCATCAACCCTCCACTTACATGCCACTTTAAATCACCTCTTGAAGGACTTGTAAATGGTGCAGTATAAGAAGAAGAAGAACCACCTCCAATTGCATCACCCCTAATTGTTTTAGTAGCAGTTAAAGCAGTTGTGGTTTCTATAAATTGTGGTGATGCTTGTGATGTTGACCAACCTCCACCACCAATTGAAGTAATCCAAGTTTGAGAATAAGGCAGTATAATATCTATTGAATTTAATATTGCATTTATTTTAAAACCAACAGCAACAATTATTTTAATAGTAGATGAAATACTGCCACTTGCAACAATTACAACTTCTTGACCAGGAGTAGATGGAGTTGACAATGTTAATGTTCTTGTTGCTGTTAATGTACCAGTTTGTAAAATAATAAGTCTTTTTGCCGTTGTATTGATAGTTGTATAGTTAGCATTAGTAGACCATGTTTCGTATGCAATTTGATTATTAGCTAATGCTAAATCTGTGTCATCTGCAATAATACCGTCTCTGTTTTGAAATGTATAAGTTCTTGATGCAGTGTTTGAATTTGTAAAAAAAGAAGTAAATGTATTTAAAACATTTTTGAAATTTATTTTAAACAATGTCAATCCAACATAACCACCAGTTGAATCTTTTTTACTTTGTAATTCAAGTTTATCAATAGCCCCACCATCATTTTTCCAAACAGGATCACCGACAGAATCAGCACCAATACTAGACTCACTCGCACTTGCTGAAATGTTAGCACTTTGATGTTTTAATCCTATATGACCAGCACCAGCAGTACCATTTACTTTAAAATGTTTAGCGTTAACACTAAACCCATCTATGTCAATATCTTGATTAGCGTTATTTCCGCTAAGATTCAATTTATTATTTAATTGTGTTTGAATACTTGATGTAGCATCATTATAAGTATCTTGCAAGTCACTTTGATAACGTTTATCAGTCGTTTCAGGGACAATAGAAGTATCAAGTGTTTCAAGACTAGCATTATTGGTATTATCTCCTATGTATATTTGACCTTCAGGCATTTCAGCGCTTAGTCCTGCGTTTGCAATATCATTAACAAGCGTATCAAAACTTGCATCCATTTCTTGCGTTGTAATCTTGCGTTGTACGTTACGCCAAAAGGTTATAGCCATTTTAACAGTTTGATTTAGTAGGTGTTAAACATTTATTTTGCAATGCATATTGAATTGAGTAGTCAACTTTAATCAATACATCATTTGCATTTATCTTATATCGTAAATCACCAAACTCGGATTTAAAAATATTTTGTTTATCCGTTTTGATTGATTTAATATTTATATCAACAAAATTAACCCCTAAAACAGTTCTTTGTGCTTGTGTTATAATAGTTGTTAAGCCTTTATCAATTACCTCGTCAATGTATTCGGTTGAAGTATTGCGAGCGTATAAAATAATTGAATTATCAAACTCTTTTTCAATTAATTTATTCGCTCCAAAACCTTTTTCATTATTATTATTGTTAGATTCTGAATTTGCTAAATGGTATAATTCGCACTCAAAAGAATCATCAAAAAAAATATTCTCAATTGAACCATTTTCAACTATTACAGGAAACGTTTTCCCATCTTTTATAAGAACCTCACTAAGACCTAAGGCACGAATATTTAAACAAGTCGAAGCCTTTATATTGTCATTAATAATATTAACTATCTTATTTACAATACTCATTTTAATTGTTTATCTAATTCGTAAAAAAAAATATCGGAAAATTCATTACTTTCTGAATCGGTTAATTGAAATATATCCCCAAATCTATCTTCCATAAATTCGGTTTTTTGCGCAGCATTAGGATTTTTTGACTTTGAACCATTAGCTTCAGCTTCGAATCCTAAACAATAATCCCCATTATTTACTCCTAACTTAAATTGAGATTCTAAATCGCCAGTAAACATTAAGTTAATGTTTGAATTGATTCTGTTTTCTTTTTTTGCTCTAATTTCTTTATACTTTGCATTATAATTTCCGAAAGATTGACCTTTACTACTTTTACCTCCACCATCATTAAAGACTCTTTCTTTTACTTTTACTAACATTGAAAGTCCTGCGATACGTTGCGCCTTGTCTATATAAGCACCCAAGATAGGACTACCAAGCATATCACCCATTAAGGTATTATATAATTGCTTATCTGTCTTGGCTGTAACTTTCATTATGCTACTTTTTTAAGGCGTTCGTATGATTCAATTTCATCGCAAACTATTTCTTTAGGCATTGCTACTATTAAACAGGTTGGTAATCCGATTACTTTACAACCTCTTTTTCTCGCTCCACAACTGTTAGTTATTTTCATGGTCTTGCGTGTATTTGTTGAAATCTCTCGTTATTGCAAAAACAACCGTTTGTAGGCATTATCATATTCTTAAATGCAATGTCCATATACTTATTATATTCATTAATATAATGGTCATACATTGCGTTAAATTCTTCAATAGTATATTCTGTTGTGAATAAATTAAAACGCTCGCTTAACTTAGTTTCTTGTACTATTTCACTTAATAATAAATATGCCCAAGCTAATTTGAATCTATCAATTATAGGACTAATAAATTCATCAAGTGAACACTTTTGATTGAAGTCTAATATTAACCCCCAAGTATTTGAAACGCTTGTAACGTTTGCTTTTATGTTTGTTTGTTTGCCTATATTAATAGCACCTACACAACTAACTGAATAACCGTTTACAAAACCTGCACTTTGCATTGAGCAGTCATCTTGATAGCTTGCTTGCGTTTGGTTTAATTGAAATTCACTATTATCATAACATAAAAAATAATTAGGGTATAAGTTGCCGTTATTCTCAATTTCTAAATCAACAAAAACAGAATTAAAACCTATAATCAAGTCTGTTATAATTGTCTTAATTAATAACCCTTTATTCAAGTCATAAACGAAAAATTCAGCATCATTAACAATACTACTAGAATAACAGCTAAATGAAGTTAATTGAACTCTTTCGTATCTATCTTGAATACCGTATATTTTAATACCTACAAAATCATTACTTGATGGATTGATTGTTAATGTTTGAGGTTGCAATCCAAATTGTAATTGGTCTTTAACAATAGGCATGATAATGCGCCTATTCAACCTATCAAGTATGCCCTCATTAATCATTAAACAACTTCTTTCTTGTATGTTGTCCCAAGTTGCTGAAAATGTTTTATCCTCGGAATTACTTATTTTATCCAAAGATTTTAAGCTTACACCTGCCATTTGATTAATCCAAAAGTTACTTCTTGGAGTTCCTGAAGTGCATGATTTAAGCCCTATATAGTCTTTAAAAATTCTCATACCCAAAAATAACAAAAGCCCCCACATTAAGTAGGGGCTTTGTGCCACTTTATTTAATTTGAACTAACAAACAAATTAAACTGCAGTTGCGGTATAACGAAGTAAGCCATTAGAACCAGCTAGGTCGTCATAAGTACCGTAAGCATCTGTTGGAACTACATAAACACCTGCATTCACAGACAATCTCAATAAGAAAGTATCAGTACAAGTATCAAATTCAAACTTAGCATCGTACATTAAGTTAGGAATCATTGGGTCAGGAATAGTAAACAAAGTAGCACCTCCAAAAGTACCTGCATATTTGCCTACATATTTATTCCAAGACATGAACTGTGCTGAACCTTCGCCCATAACTACCAATTGATTTGCACCAACAATAGTATTAACGGCTTTGTCAACAAAAAACTTGTAATCTTGAGAAATACTAGAGAAATCAACACCGCTATTTTGCAAGCCGTATTTATTTGTAGCCAAATCGAATTTCTCAAAGTTACCTTTACCAATAATTATTGGAGTACCGTAAAGTTCATTTTCTGTGAAGTCAGAAAGTAAAGTTTGGAAACCTGCCAACACTGGCGCACCTGCAACAATACCAGTCGCACCGTTTGAAATTACAGGGATAGAAGTTGATGTAGCTACTCCAGTAGTTGCATTTACTCCAAAACTATTTTTCAATTTAGTAACAACATCATTGTTAATAGAAGTTCTCATTGCATTCATAGCAGACAAGATACGTTTACTAACTTCTTTCAAGTTGTAAGGTACAGGTAATCCAGCCACAGCAGTAGATGCTTCTTCGCAGAATACTCTGATTTCATCCATTCCCAAAGCAATATCATATTGTTTGTAAATGTCAAGTAAAGTCGTATCTTCTACATAAGTCTGTGGGTCACCAGCTACGCAGTCCGCAGTATCTTTGATAAGGTCAGCGGTAACACGTGGTAAATATTTTACTCTTACTTCTTTAATCGTACCTGTTTTGTTACCACCATATACTGAAAGGATTTCAGCAGATTGGTTTTCAGGTTGAGAAAGTGCAAGAGTTGCACCAACTGGAGTTTGCTTAGTTTGTGGGTCATTAAGACCTGCAACCATTTCTAAGCCTGTAAGAATTGCTGGACATACGCCAGCTACATTGAAATCAATAGCCATAACTATAAGTTGTTAGATTGTTTAGCTTTTGCCAAGTTTTGTGCAAAAGTGTTGTTAATCGGTTTTGTTGCTTGCGCTTGCGCTTGTTGTGTAACAACTGGAGGCGTAACGGTTGCAATGTGCAGTAGATTTTTTTCGGCAAGGGCTTTTTGAATACCTGTTTTAATATCTAAATCTGTAACATCTAAACTTTCGTCTGATAGTCTTTTTAGTTTTAATTCCCCATTCTGTAAAACAACTTTAGCATCTTTAGATTTGAAGAAATCCGATACAGCTTGCTTTGCAAGTGATCCGCGATATTCTGAAGGTATGCTTTCAGTTATTTTATGTTGGTTAATAAAACTTGACATATTCCAATCAATTTCTTTATTAATTGATTGATTAACTAAGTCAATGTTTGCTGATTTAAAGCTTTCAACTTGATTCGATAATTCTGAAATCTTAGATTTATATTCTAAATCCAATGCTTTTAATTTTTCATCATTACCTCCTGCCTTTGTTTTTGCTTCGATAAGCTTGTTAGCTTCATCCGTTAATTTTGATATTCTTTTGAATGTTTTAGGTTCTGAAGCCTTTAGTTCGTTAATCTGTTCATCGCTCAATCCAAGTCCTTTGAATGCTAAAGTCAGTTCTTTATCAGTCGCGTCAGCAAATTCAGAAAAGAATTTAGCTTTGATGTCAGGATTGTTTTTTGCTTCGTTGGCAGTTAGTAAACCACTTTCAAAAGTCTTTGCTAGTTCCTCATCTATCTCAATAGTTGCGGTTAAGCCTATAATCGTTTTTAAAGATTCATTTGCTGAATCAGTTCCCACTTTTGTGGCTAAGGTTGTGATAAGTTCTCCTAATAACATAAGGACTAGATTTTGTTTAGTTTTTTTTGCAATTTATAGTATAAGTAAAAATATTTTATTAAATTGGCACACATTGTAAAACTATGGATGAATTTAAAAATAATAGAGTAGTTGCCTATATAACTACACCTGCATTAAAGTGGTTAGATGAAAAAAATAAAGGGCTATCTTATCAGCGCAGCAAAAATATCAAACGTATGATAAATGAACATAAACTTTGTGAAGAACTAACTGGTAAAACAGTTTGGCAAGTGATTAAAGATAATATTGAATTAAGAAAAGAAATATTAAAATTGAAACGTTATGAGTAATGATTTTCAGAAAAAGCTAATAGCAAAAGAGAAAAGAAAAGCGTATTACAAAAAAAATAAAGAAAAAATTATTGCTAAGAATTTAGATTATCAATCATTTAATAAAGAAAAAATTAAAGAATACCAAAAAGAATATTATAATAAAAATTCAAAAATACGTAATCAAAAAAATAAAGAAAAAGAAGAAATTAATATAATACAATCTTATTTAGAAAATAATTATGAATAAACACCCTTGGAATAGTGAGTATGCTGTAAGTATCCTTATTGCTGAATTGATTAAAATTAAGTCATGTACTAATGTTTTAGAGATTGGAGTTTTCCAAGGTCAAACAGGTTTAGCTATGATTAACGCTTTGCCTAAAGATGGTACTTATACGGCTTTAGATATTACTGAAGAAAACTACACTACTGAATTTAAAAATAAATTAAAAAAGCATACTTCTCTAGTTGGTAACTCTTTAGAGTTATTACATGAAATTCCTAATAGGAGCGTAGACTTAATTTTTATTGATTCAGTACATGAATATGCACACCTAAGCAAAGAATTTAAAATTTGTGAGAATATCATTAAGCAAAATGGGTTGATTGTATTGCATGATTCTATATTGTTTATTGGAGTTGCTCAATTTGTTAAGGAGTTAAAAGGTAATAAAGGATTTGAAATCTTAACACTTGAAACGCCTGAAGAAGGTGACCGTACACCAAGTGGTTTAACTATCATTAAATGTTTATATCCATGAGATTATTAAAGCTAAAAAATGGCGAACAAATATACGCACATGATAAAGGCGAATACGTAAGCGATGTAATCGAGCAAACAGGCTGGTATTATGAGCCGAAAACAATTGAATACATTAAAAATCTTGGTTTAAAGAATTGTACAATATTGGACATAGGCGCCAATATTGGCAATCATAGCCACGCAATAGAGCACTATTCAACGGATTGCGCCATATATTCATTTGAGCCATTAGAAGCGAACTATACCGTTTTAAAAGCTAATGTAAAATCTCCAATAAATTTATTTGTTACCGACAATTTAGAAACTGAAAACTTTATAACTTCGTTTTGGGGTAAAGATAATTTAGGATATACAGGATTAAGCGACATCGGGCAATCATGTAAAAATATTACTATTGATTCAATTCTTTTTTCTCAAAAAGTCGGATTGATTAAAATTGATATTGAAGGTCACGAGTTGCAAGCTTTGAAAGGGGCTTTTGAAACAATAAGTAAACATTTACCTTGCATTATTGCTGAACACCACACCAATGAAGAGCATATTCAAGTAATGAAATATCTTAAACAATTTGGATATTACTTAGCCACAATAATTGAAGAAGATAATCTAAACTACGTTTACAAACCTATCTAAATCTTTCTTAGGCACTATCTTTTCACTTACAGGTATAATTTGATGGTTACATTGCCATCCACCCCTGTAAGTGAATATAGTAGTCTTATTAGTTCCTGCAATCATGCCACCGCCTTTATGTAACTTCGTTTTACAAGTATTCCATAATGAAGGCGTTTCTCCCCAATATTCAACCTCTGTAACGTGAAAATATTTGTCTACACGTTCCAAACAAAAGCACCTAGAGCTTGTTTTTCTTCCACCTTGGTACTTATACCATTTTAAACCTAAATCATCGCTTACGGTCTTTATATAATTGGCTGAATATTGATTCAATGAATCAGTAGCAATCTGCTTTACATTCTTTAATAAATATCCTAAATTCTCTTTATCACCAATTATCTTAATTTTTAAATCTTGTATTAACTCAGTTAAATTTGAGCCACTTGTAACCGACTTACTAAGATAGTCATTAATAGGATTTATAATGTCATTTGATACGCCAGCACCAAGCAAAGATTCTGTTGTAATACTTACCGAATTGTTTAATATTGCTTTAAATAGTTCCCCTTTACCGTTAAAATCTGAAACAATAGTAGTGAAATAATCATCTAAAAGTCCTTTTGTTTGTTCAAAACTACTTAAATAAGTATTAACGTCTTGCTTATAGTCATCACTTAAAATAATAGCGTTTAATTTATTCTTAACTTTTTGAATCTGTTTAAGGTTGTTTACGCTTGTTTTAATGTTTCCGTTAACAGTTTCAAGTTTTGACATTTCAATAGTCAATTCGTTAAACATAGCTTTCTCAATTGATGGTATAGATTTCTCTAATTCATCAATTGAGTTTTGCATACTGTCGAAAATCTGACTTATTAATTCGTCTTGATTAGATGGCATTTAATGGATTTGTTGGTTGCGTGACTACCTTATTACTATCTTTATATTCCTGCGCATACTTATTGATTATATCCTTTTTACGTCTTAAATCAAAGCTTGCAAAGTCTTTATTCTCAATAAATGCTCTTTCAACAAATGAATTAATAAATGAATGTGTTATTAATGTCAAAGGATTAAATGGAGTTAAGGCGTTCATTGTCATTATGTCATCACTTGTCATGCCTCTTAAAGCATCTAACAAGATAATGTTTTGTTGGTATGCCAATTCTTTTGGACTTCCTTCGTACTTCTTAGATATGTAATCCATTTCCATAGATTCAATAATAGAACTACTTACACCGCTTTGTGTAGCTTTACCAATTTGTTCTTCGATTACTGAAGCTGTTACAATATCAAAATCGTTTGGAATGTTAATACTTGGTAATTGTTCCCTTAATAATATATCATTAAACTCTAACAGCTCATTATATCTTAGTCTATTAGTAGTATCAATAATAAAAGGCAATAATCTACCGAATACATCGTTTGAAATATTAGAAAGAAAGTTATGTGTTTGGTCGTAATCGTATGCTTTAGAAATCCCACTTTGGTCTGTTGGACTTTCAGCTAAAAATTCCATATTTACAGCGCCTAACCCTTTTTTAATTAAATTGTCAATGTCTTTAGTTAGAAATTCAACAGGCTTTAAATCTTTTTCAACATACTTAACTGGTGCCCATGCAGGAATTGCAGAATCCTCTCCACCCATTGCAGGTCTTACTTTAGTAATACCAAAAGGCGAACCACTGCTAAAACCACCACCACCACATGAATGACATGAGCTTGTTGTATTTCTACCAAAACTATTAGTTCTACTTATTGAACCTGTACCGTTACAAGTAGTACATTCGTTTTGAGTGAACTCAACTCTTTCTGGGTAAAGATGCTGCTTAATAGTTACATTCTTATCAATGTTTTCTAATAAAGCTTGGTCAAAGTCAGGTATAATTCCAGCTACCCAAGATTCATAATAAATGTCATCATCTTCACTTGTTAGTACACCACCGTTTTCGATAGCAGGAACGTACCCTAAATTGTGAGAATATAATAATGTCGTTGTATATTTTTCTTTTACGTGGTCACGCTTTAATAAATAATAATTAACAGTATCAATAATTAACCATTCATGTTTATCAACTTCAATTACCAATAAATCATCATCAAAGTACTTTACTTTAGTAATTGAAAAACTATAAGGGATTGGTTGTATGAACTCATTAGTAGGTTTGTCTTTGTATTCTTCAATATAATCATCATCTAAGACATACTTAGGCGCAATAACAACTAAACCATTAGCATCGGTTAAATAGTTCTTAATCTGATAATTAAAGAACCATTGAAGCAAAGTATTATACTTAGGAAACTTTTCAAAAAGATAAGTATAAAGTGTTTCACTTTCCTTTATTTTAGGACTGTTTTTATCGCTTGGTGTAATTATTAAATCCCTTGCTTTTTGAATTTTTGCAATTGAGTTTTGAACTTTTTTAAATGGAGCTTTTGTGATTGCTCTGTAATTGTCTTTTTTATACTTAATTGCCCATTCAGGCTCTGAAGGTTGGTAGGTAACCATCATATCTAAAGCATCATCTACTTTACCGTCCGAATGTCTTTTAAGGCTTCTAAATTCGTTAACCTTAATGTCTTTCAGTTCTTTGTCGTGGTCTTTTTCAATGTACTTTTCAATAAAGGATTTTGTTCCAACTTCCATGATTAATATTTTACACGTTCTTTAAGATAATCTCTTTTGTCAATCCATAAAAATGGATTCTTTACGTTTTGATGTTGTGCATAATTCCATTTTACGTGGTCATTATACAAGTCTTTTAATCCTTTGGACATTATATGTCCTGCCATGCTAATAAAAAAATAATTTTTTTCAATTAATGACCTTTCGGTAGGTTTTACACCTCTTTTTATTCCGTTGTCAACTATCTCAGACATAGGATAAAAAAATATATCTTTGTATGGATTATCAATCTTAAAATCCAAATTTAATAAGCTTAAACTAAAAGCTAATTCATCAGGCATACTATCAGCCCAATCCCTAAATTCAAAATCACGTTTAATAAATAAGTCTTTTGCTTTTGTAAATATCGATTCAGCTTGTTTTGATTTTTTGAAGTAAAGAAAAGAACTTTGTAAATGATAGTAGTAAGCTTCTTTTTTTAACTTAAAATACTTACGCAAATCCCTTACTGTTTCACCCTCTTTAAACCAAAAATTGCTATTATCACTATCAACTGGGTAGTGTGCGTTTGGATGATATAACGTAAACCCGAAATTCACATCTTTGTAAGCATTAAATAAATCGCTTACTTTTTTGTTCTTAATCCAAATTGAATCGCTGTCAATATAAACAGTTTCAGCAAATGGACTTAATTCGTATATCATTGTTTTAGCCAGTGGTATTTCACGCTTACCATTTATAGTGTAGTCTTTTTCATCTACTTCAATAAAATGACTAAAATATTGTTTTTCAAAGATATTGAATTTATCTTTTACTCCTGCGTTGCTTACTAATGCAATTTGAGCATCAGGATTTGAAACCCTAATGCTCATTGCAAGATTAAACGCCATTCTTCGGTAATTATCATGACCTAAAGCCACTATAATAATTCCTTTATTTTCCATTTAATTGTTAGTTTTTAAGGAAAATTAGACAGTAAACAAAGTTGATGGACTTGTATAAGGTGTTGGCATTTCCATTTCTGCCCATTTAACAGTTACATTGAAGTTGATACCTTCTTGTAAGTTGTCAGTGATTGGCAAAGTAGAAGCTAATTGTATTCCTTTAGTTTGCCCCCAAATTAATGATTCAGTCGCAAAATAAACATTATAATTATTACTTGCCATTGCAAATTCATTATAAAAAGAAACGTTGTTTTTAACAGTGTAATCCATGTAAGTCAATACATGATTTCTACCTGTTAGCTGTGCGCTATTGTCACCAAATCCAGTTGATTCAACAACTACACCACCATCATAAGAACCTCTTACATTCTTAATAACAAGTGCATCGCCTGAAGCAATTAAAGCAGTCCATTCTGAAGCGTTTGAAGGATCAGTGATGGTTGCTGTTTTCTTTTTTAGAATAAGGTGTCTAACCCTTCCATTTTCAATATTTCCGCAATCATCTGCTACATAGTCAGGTATTGCTTGGCAATCGGTGTAAATACTCATAATTAATTATTTTTTTAAGTGTTTATAAACAGTTCGAATTTACAAAGTTGTAATTTGATGTACTTAATATTGTGCTACCTTGAGAAAGCGAATATCTTTCTATTGGATTAATAGTATATTCGGACTTCTTGACAAATGATTCACCGTTGATAATTACTGAATCGTGCATAAATGCAAGGTTCAATTTTTCATGCTCAAATCTTGGTATATAATCTGTCAAGAACTGCCTATTATCTTTAAGTGTAGAGCTTAGTTTTAATATAGAACCGTTTGACTTTTCATAAGTTGTACTTGTTTCTTCAAAATTATATTCATGCCCAAATTGAGTGCTCACATAAGCATAGTTTGTATAATTGGTATAATCGACTGTGTCAAATATTTCATTGTTAACATACTCGATTTGTACCACTTCATCATTGTATTTAGAACTAACATATAATATTTCACTTTCTGCTATTACGTTTAATGGCTGACTATCAACTATGTTTTGTTGATTTGTATATATATAAGCGTGAATGCACTTATTATAAAGGTTAGTATAAATTGACAAGTCAAAACTCCATTTGTAACCTGTACCTGTTGCTGTTCCTAATGCTTCATATATTACCGTATTAGTTTCATCAAAGAAGCCTAAATAAGGAGCATCTCCTTCATATTCTATTTGCGTTACAAATACCCCCCATGTAGGATATTTCTGTTCATAAGGTGCGATTTCTACACCTACTATCTTTTGATATGGATATAGAGTATCAGCCATTATGCCCTTATGTATGTTATAGAAAAATTATATTGATAATCAGCACCAGCTGTTACTGTCATTGAAACACCACTATCTTTTATTAACAACAAAGAAGCGGATTTTGACCCAGCATCATTATTTGTAATATAAGCTGTATTTGCTTTTAATGTTGATGTTTGAGTTGCCCAATTACATATTCCTATTATTTCTATTAATGTGCCATTTTTTATATTGTATGAGTTTTGAAGTGTACAAAATGTTGGTGTCCTATCAAATGAAGTATTTGTTGCATTCAATGTAAATATACCGCTTAATGTTATCATTTCTCCACTTCTTATTAATGTGCATTGTAAATTTGTCAATGTACCGTTAGATATAACTGGAGCTGTTGAAAATATAGCGTTTGGAAATGTAGTTGTTTCGATACTTACTTGTTCATAATCTAAACCATAAGGTATTACTACCATATCTGTTTGTGTTCCACTTCCTCCTTTTTCAAATATTGTAACAGTAATATTTTGATTGTCGGGAATAGCTGTTATATTACCCAGTATGTAGTTTGCTGGGTTTGCAACTGAATATGCTTTAATTCCAATATTCCCCTCTGCTGAATACGAATGATAAGGTAAAGCTATTGTTTTTGAATCACCTACTAATAAAGTTCCTAAATTAAATGAAGTAGATGAGTTTATTTTATTTTCGGGGTCACACCATGCAGTGTCAAAATCTGTTGCACTTGCTTTTACTTTTCTTTGATTTTCTGTACCTCCTGACCAGTTGTTGTAAGAACCAATAACATTATTTATTTTAGTTACCGCTGCAGACCATAAGTCAGTACCGTATATTTGAGTCCAAATTGCCATATATATTTATTTATTAATAGAAACTATTTACTGTGCAATTATAAAAATTCGCTACTTTTAATCCTGTATCAATTATATCCTGAACGGTACTGCCTGAATAATCTCCACAATCTACATTTTCAAATAATTCAATCCCTAAATAACCAATTTTACCAAACCTATCTAATACTTGTATTAAATATTTTCCTATTGCTAACCCTGTAAATTGATTACTCGATTGTTGTACTCCCCTGTTGATTGAATAAAGATATGGCGCAGTTCCACCACTTACAACTACTGTAATAGTTCCATTATCAACCCCTGACGTAGGGTTAACATTTATGGAAGTAACAGATAAAGACTGTACTATGAATTTACAACTGTTTGCTTTGCTTATATACATTATTCAACGTATTCAGATTCAACATAAGGACATTCAACATAAATAAGGTCACAAGCTGATTCATTACCAAACATTCTTATTAACTCCATTTCTGCTATTCCCTCTGTTGGGGTAAAGGTCAACATTTTTATAAATCCTCGATGTTCTATTGTGCTACTTTTGGAACAACTAATATAACCTCCAGGATTTGCTAGTATGTTATTAAATACCTGACTTGTCATAGGGTAACTATATTTAATACCTATAGGCTCAATAATCGGGTTGTTAATAACATTGTTTGCATCATCCCAAGATAAATTTTGATTCTCAGAAAGTAGCTGATTATTGTATCTATCTGTACAATTACCTTCTAATTGAGATTGATAAAGGTAATTAGATATCCCATTTGCAAACTTTGCTGATACTCCTGCCATCTTGGCATAAGCACCACTTAGTAATTGATTCCATTTTAATAACATCCTTTTAGGTGTAAGCCTTAGATTATACCCTGTTTCAGGACTTAAAATGTTATTGGTTACGGTAAAGTTTTCATTTTTTTCAGCAATATTTAATGATGTTGCAAAGCCGTTTTCATCTTCAGTTCTATTAGTGCAAATCATAAAGTTATCATCATCAAACTTCCATGATTGAGTTGATGTAGTCATTAGCTGTTGTCTACGTGTAAACTCAATTGCGTAGTGGTCCGTAATATATTTACATACCTTTATGAATGCTTTTTTAACGGTAGTTATTGGTAGGTTATAATTATGTTGTGTTGCAAATCCATCCAATGTATTATTTTTGTCAGTTCCTTCCTCTGTACCGTATTTCTCGAACCCTATCAAAGCAGTGTTATAAATCATTGATTCATTGCTGGCCACTGTTATTTGCTTAATATTAAGCATTTCAGCTATTTGATTATCTCCATCATAAAAATAGTCAATAGGCTCAACTTTTATAACCTCGTTATCTCCTTTCTGAATAAGTCCTAAACCTAAGCAATGAACCGCAGATAGTGAACTAAATATATCATTTAGTGATGTCAATATAGGTTTGTCAAAGTCGCGTATGTTGAATCCATTTGTTAAGGCTGTAAATGAAGCGCAACCGTTCGCGCCATAACCTATGTCTTTTCTCCCTAAAAAATTACTTTCAAATGCTACTTGTTTATTAATTGTAGCCTGTGCAACACGTTCAAAACATTCATGTATTAAATAAGTCTTTGCCGTTGTTTCAGGAGATAAGGTGTTAGATTTGAAAGTAATGTTTGCTACATTTAAGTTTAAATACCAATTTGAATTTATAGGAGGTGCAACAAGTTGTCCATAATTAGCAATTACAAAATATAATTTTACATACTCTCCTGCCAATAGATTAATATTAATTGATGTATTGGTATAACTAATTGGAATATATATATTTTGACTTGTTACTGTTTCAAATGTACCCCAATCATAAAGCGTAGTTAATGTACCATTTACGTTTAATATTAAAGCAAAATTAAAACGTCTATTGTCTGCTGATATATCGTTAAAATCACCTAATATATCAATATTAAAATTGTAAATACCATCATAAGGAGCAATGAAATTACTGTCTACATCTCCAACTGTTCCTGCAGGGTCTGACATGATTTGAGCAAATGCTCCTGTTGCGCCTCCTATGCTTAAATCATTTGTTTTTAATAATAGTGGTAAAGCTAAATAATATGTTTTTGAATTTACTGCTTGATATATTGCAGATGTAGTTGGCACTGATAATCCTATTGTTTCAAATACACTTGTTAGTACAATAGATTTACTATGCATCGTCATTACATTTTCTTCTAGTGGCGCTAATGTTTCGCCTTCTATTTCAATAGTTTCAGAAAAGTTAATGATTTTGTCAGCATTATTTTTAATTAACATTGAGTTGTTACTGTCTTCTAAATTTATCTTACAAGAACAATAACCGTTAAACAAGTCTTGAAATCTTGATAGGTTTACGCGACCTGTAAACATCGTTTCATATTCATAAGAAGCATTGCATCTTTCCTCAATACGTAATAATAAAATCTTTTCAATACCATAATCATAAAACGCATCTGAAATAATAGTATAACCAGTACCAACAAACTCTAAGTCAGTAGAAAATGTAACGAATATGCCATGATAATTTTCATCACGTGCTAATGTAAACTTACATTTATCCCAGCCTATCGGTTCGTCAATTACAGTTTCAACTGTATCATTTATAATTGTAAATCTAAACTCCATTATGATAGGTATCTATTGTTTAAACTTTCTTGTTTTAAATTCTCTGAATAAAGATAAGTCTTAAACCCTTCTTTATCTAATGAAATGTGATTCTTTGGCATACCTCGCAATTCTTTTGCTAATGAATCGGTATTTAAGTTTACGTTTGAAATTCTTTGCCCTGATAACATCATGTTAGCTAGTTCAGGACTTAGTTCTTTACGTCTTATGCTTTGTAATAATGGTTTAAACTTGCTTGTTTCCTCTGCTGTCATTACTGATTCACCTTTTGATAGCATAGCGTGTATTTCATCGCTTGTTCCTGTACCTTTTCCTTGTAAATCAATTACCCCTTTTGCAAATTTTGGTGTAGGTTGTGAAGCTACTAATCCAGCTTGTATTGCACCACTTGCAATAATTAAGGCGCCTAATGCAAATCCCCCTGGACCAGTTTTAGCGAATGCTTTTGCTACTCCTTCGGCTGTACTTATCGCAATATTTATTAAAGCAATAGCTTTGTCTTGTTCAAACTGCTTTCTCTTTATCTTAGCTTCTTCCGCTGCATACTTCTTAGCAATAGCATCTTTTTTAGCTTGGTTACCTTCGGCTAGTTTCAATTCTCTTTCTTCTTTATCTTGCAAATCTATTAATGTAGCTGAATTTACATTTGATTGATATTGGAATATAGCGTTTAACCCTTGTTTTAAAACATCAACAGTTTGTTGCGCAATCTCTTTTCGTGTTGATTCTTTTTTCTTATCGCTTTCAATTATTTTATTGTTAGCTTCATCATTTAATTTTACTTTCTCTTCTGCTATTTTACGTTCTAATGATATATAATCTTCACTGTTTAATGTTAATAATAATAGTTTTTCTTCGTCTGCTCTTATTGTTTCTTCAAGTGATTGCTTTGCAAATTCAGCTTCTATTTTTTCACGTTCTTTTAGTTTTTCTTCTATTGTTAAATTGTTGCTTTCGTATAATTTTATTAATGTTTCCGCGCGCTCAATTCCTATTTTATCTTGTTCAATTGAATTTTGTCTATCTAGTGTTTTCTTTAAATTATCTTCTTCTTTTAAATGTTGGTCATTAACTTTCTTGCTCCATTCTTCGTTTGCTTTAATCCTAGCTTCTAAAATCTTTTTGTCTGATTCAGATATTTTTACAGCTAATGTATCAATATTTAAAATAGTATTTTCTTGGTCTTGCTTTTGTTTAGTATTTAAAATGTCTGAATATTTAGTGTATATTTCAACACGTTTATAATTGAAGTCATCTTCAATTCTTAATATATCCGTTTCGTTTGCGCCTGCATTTATTGCTTTCTGCTTAGCTATTTGTTCCTCATGTTTAAGCAAATTGATAGCATCATCAACTATCTTTTTTTGCGCTGATTCACGAGCCTTGCGTTGTTTTTCAGTTTCTTTTTCCTCTTCCTTTGCTACTTCATCAAAATATTTTTTTCTTACATCTTCTAATATTTTTTGATGTAATTTTGTTTTTTCTATCTCTGCTTTTTGAGCAATAACAAGTCTTGTATTTTTATCGAACTCGGTTTTATCACTTAATGTAGCTACCGAATGAAGCCTATCCAATAAAATACTTCCTTCTTCATGTTCAATGTATTTTCTTCTTTTTTCTTCTAATTCTTTTAATTTATCTTGTTGTGTTTTTAGTAAATTAGCCTTTAAAGACGTTTGGTCATTATATCTTTCTTCAATAGCCGTTCTTTCATCTACGCCATTTTTTTTGCCTAAATCAATAAACTTCTTATAATCTTCTTCTACATATTTTTGAACTGCTCTTGATTTCTTTTCAGCTAAAGACTTAACAGCATCTTCTTCAGTTTCCGCCCATTCATTTAACTTATCTACCACTTCACCTAATGTACTAACTATTGACTTTAATATACCACTATTCCCATTTCCAAGTTTTACCATGAATTGATCCCACGAATCACCTAAGTTTGAAATAGTACCCCCTAAAGTTTTAGATTGAGCATCCATTAAACCAGTAAACTTACCTCCATTTGTAGTTAGGTTTGTAAATGCTTGGTCTATTTCTTTAAATCCAACCTTTCCCTCTTCAACATATTTTTTTAATGCTAAACCACTAATACCTGTGATTTTAGCCAATTCCTCCCACATTGGAATACCTCTATTTGTAAATTGGTTAATGTCCATTGTCATAGCACGACCTTGTGTCTTTATCGTACCAAAAAGATATGCAATTTCTCCTAAAGGTGCTCCAATACCAGCACTAACATCACCAAGCTTTCTTAATGTTTTTTCAATGTCGCTTGATTCAACTCCAAAAGCTAATAATCTCTTTGTTGCTTCAGATACTTCAGTAAGCTGGAATGGAGTAGTTTTGGCAAATTGAACTAATTGAGACATTAATATATCAGCTTGTGCTTTACTTTTAAGCATAACCTCAAATGACTTAGTTAATTGCTCATTCTTTACCGTAGCATCTAAAACAGACTTCCCAAAAGCGACAACCGAACCAATAGCAAAAGCACCTGCGATTACTGAACCAATACCATTAAATCTATTTTTTAGATTTTCTGTTTGCTTATTTGTATCTGTTAATTTTACGCCCAGCTCTTTAGCTTCACTTTGTAAAGCTTGCATTTTTTGCTTGTAAATATCAAGCGTTTTGGGGTCAAAAGTTTTACTCGCTTGATTGCTTATTTTTTGATATTCTGCTTGCAATTGGTTAGTTCTATTAATTACCGAGTTAATAGATTTATTTAAGTCGGCAACCGAAGTTTTAGCATCTGTCGATTGATTTTTTAAAGCTGTTGTAGCCTTTTCAATCGAAGTTGTAAGCCCATTATATTTTACTTTTGCTGCATCAATATCAGTTGAATCAACTGAAAACACTGTCTTAACTACTTTAATATCGGTTGCCATAATTTACTTTTTATTAGCTTGTTTCTCCATTTCTTCAATAAACAAATGGTATTCGTATATTGTTAGACCTCTAATGCTATTGAGTTCTGTAATGCTTCCTTTTGCAAGATTAACTCGCTCGCTAAATCTCCTTTCAATACCTCTGGTGAAAGATTGAGCAAGATGTTGTCTATTTGTAGAACCGTTAATTGTCTTACCTCGTGGTTCATTTTGGTAAAGGTCTTTAAATCTATTTTTGAGAAATCTAAAGAGGGTATTAAGTTTTGTAAAGGCAAGACTTGGAAAAAATCCATTAATTTATCTTTTTTCCATTCCTTTAATTTCTTTTCATTATAGGCAAAGTCATAAACTAAAGGACTTTCATTCTCATCAAAGAATACTACACTTGCTAATTTAAGAAGTAAATCAGGGTCTGAAACTAGGCTTAATCTTAGTTTTAAATCATGGTTTAATTTTACCACCTCGGTTAATTTACCATTGTTACAAGCGTTTTCTATTGCTTCATTATGGGCTAATAAGAACGCCCTATCGCACTTCATTGTAAGTTCGTCGTAATAGCTAACCGCAGTAAATGCACGCTCACATGGTATGTTTATATAATCCGACATTTGATAGTAATTTTTGCCGTTATGCTTAAAGGCAAATTCAATTACATAGTTCGTTTCTTTACTCCATTTAGGAGACTTCGAACTAAAGAATTTTGTTAGTTTTTCTTTTAGTTTCATTTATTCAATTGGTTGTCAATAATAGATTCGATTTCATTTACCATTAAGTTTGATAATAAAGATTCATTTGATTTTAATATTATTCTTGTCCCTTTTTCAATACTTTTCTCAAAATATGGATTTATAAATAATGGTTTGTCATAGACGATTACTTCTCTTATTTCATATAAATCTATAGGACAATCACCTAATATTTTTTCATGTTGAATAGTTTCTTCATTACAGAAATAACACGGTATTTTTATTTTAAACATAGTTTCATTCTTTGTAAGATATTGATAATAAACAACTATAAACCTCGCACAATGCGAGTGTTAGAAATCCACACAGGATAGCTTGCAATGTGTATCCGTTTACCAATGATACCACAATCCCGTACCACCAACCCATACACGTTGGACAACCTATAACTGGTTTTAATAACCATATTGATTTATATTTATATAAAAATTCAAATATCATTCCATTCTCTGTACTTTGATAAACGGTTATTACAATAGCCGTTGCAAGTAATACACTATCGTAGATACTCATAATTAGCTGTTGAATTAGAGTTTATAAACGTTAATATAAAGCAATTGTAAGCTACGCTATTAAACGTTAACTCAATAGGCGTTTCATAATCTGAGGTTTCGTAAATTTTAAGTGTAAACTCTCCAGCGTTGCAGTTTAATAAGTTAGGCGTTAATACCGATAAATCTAAAATACATTCATTTGAAACCGCAGTATCTAAAATAACCTCTAAAGAATCGAATTTGTCCCATATTTCAAAGATATAATTCTTTCCTGTTTCAAGTCCTTTTATTTTGATTTCTTGTAAGCATTGCGACATTGGAGCTGCATTATAGCAATTGCAATTGTCCTGTTGTAGTAAGTAACTCATAAAGCAAAATTATCTTTAATTGAATTACTTTATTGTCTATTGTGCTACAAATGCAATGACTTAGTAAAGTTGTAATGGAAAGTTGAATAGTAGTATCTTTGACAGTCTAGGTTGTGCGTAAGTTTACTATCTGACTTATCAATGCTATTATCCTCTAATACCTTAACGTTTAAATTATCTTTTATTGAATAAATACACTTAGGATGAATGTAGCATTTCTTATGTTTTTCAAAAATACTATTATATAGTTCCCTTGACTTCTTATGGCTTGGATTTGCTCTAGGTGTTTTAATAGCCGTAATTGGTATATTCAATTCACGTTTAATGATTGAATACATTGAATCCAAACTTTGTGTGCTCTTTTCCCTTGCCCATCCTGAAGCATCACCAGTAACGTATATTTGGCTTTTAAAATAGTCTTTAGTTTTGATTAGATCCGTTACGGAATATATAGAACTATCTTTTAAACGTATCTCATCTATTTGATAAATAAAATCATGCGTATGTTGAAATACTGCACATGTTGCTGGGTTGACGTTAAAGTCAAATGATAAATACACAGGTAATCCTTCTTGATATATAGCGTCGTTGCTTACATTTCTTGTCGGCTCAAAAGCATAAGCAAAAAGGTTTTCATTTTCCCTTACCTCCCAGTCACCATTTACCATTCTTTCAAATATTAATGAAGTCGTAGTTGCTCTTAATTCTTCAATAGCACTTTCAGGAATGTATGGATTATCCGTAATTTTTGAAGGTATATAAGCCCAATTTGAGGGCAAAGTGTTATCTTTCCATCTATCATAAAAAAGCTCTTTTACCCACCCAGTTGAAGGGTTGCAAGTCGCTAAAATTAACGGCTTAGGTTGGTTTGGTATCAAATGAGAATAAGAGAAAACACGGCTATTGACTACGTTAAACGTATCTTGATTACATTCGTTTATCTCATCAAATCCAGCTCCGTTAATCTCTAAGCCTCTGAATCTGTTTAGTTCCTTATCGGTGTCATAGCTTTCAGCCATAAACATTATTTGAGAACCATTTTTATAATAGACAATATAATCTTGATTATTGAATTTCTCAATATAATGATTAATACCCATGTGATAAAGCTTAAAAAATGAAGGTATTAGCGTTTTTTTTAGTGTAGGTAAAGACTTTCTAATCATTACCCATTTGCTACCCTCGTGTTTCATCGCGAGGCTATGAAACATTAAGCAAAGCCAAAACGATTTTCCACCTCTTAATTTTGTCCCCTACCTAATTAAAGATAGGGGACTAATGCCGTATAGCACCACCATACAGAATTATATTCTTATCTGTTTGGCATGCAATACTTTTAGCCTCTATCTGTTTAGGTGTGGGGTTGATTATCATATTACCAATTTAAAATCGCTCCATCTTCGTTCTTGTTCTCTGTCTTAACTTCTTGCTTAGATCCATTTAACTTATGGTTCTCTTCGTCTGTTCCACAAAGTTTATAAAGGGCAATTTGCAAAGCTGGAGCTTCTGCTTCCTTCCATTTTTTGCGCATAAAAGACTTGGCATCAACTTTGTTAAAGTCTAACATTGCTTTTATTTCGTTACATTCGTGACTATCTATTGGAAACCATTCATAAAAAGTTTTTTTAGCTATCGGTAAAAATGATACAACTTCTTCAAGAAATATCAATTCTTTTTCTTTAATAAGCCTTTTAGCTTGCTCTAATATTGCGATTCGGTCGTATGACATCATACCTATTATTTTTCACAAATATATAAAAAAAACTACTAAAATCAATTAGTAGTTTTACTTTTTCATAATATTCGGTTTATATAAATGGTTTTTTATAAGGTTTGAATAATGATTTAAACCAATTTATTGAATAATTAAAATCATTTAATCTTACACCTTCAAAATAATCGCCTAGATGCTTTCCATTTGTTACTATTATTCTAGTGTCACAATACACTAACTGCGGTTTATCCCAATCAATCACATCAGGTTTTACAAGTTTCAACCCATACTTATTAATTTTGACTAAGTCAAACAAATCATGTCCATCATCGCATTTGACAATTAGAAACTCCTTGTATTTGTGGATAATTTCGTAATTGCTTATAAAATCCCCTATTTTTAGGCTATTAAATTCTTGTTGTGTCATATTATTTTGGTTTATAATTTCTGCCCATTTGTTTTTAGTTTTATCGTAAATACATCTAGGTGCTTCGTTCTCATCTTTAACATAAATATGCCCGAAAGAACTGTAAATGAAAGGCTTAGTATTACATTTATGTATACTTCCATCATATATACTTTTAATTTTAGTACCTATTGGGTAGTCACGTATTGCTTTTTCTAGTAGTTCTGAATCTGTCATAATTTTAATAATTTATCTCACATCTTTGTTGGTTTTCATTCACAAATATAAGCAAGTTTGTTTAAATTTCAACTATTTTAATGCTTTATTTTCAAATGCTATGAACCCAAGTTTATTTAATTCGTCAATCCTATATTGCTGTAAAGGCTTTAATGTATCATTTTTCTCTTTGCATTCAATAAATATAGGAGTTTCTCCATATTTCAATGC